AGCTGGTCTGCAAGCTCGCGGCCTTTGGGTGTCGCCGGAGGCCGACTGGAAGCTTTGGAGAGTACACGTCGACGGCGCTGCCGCGATTCTCGGCGTCGCGCCGAAGACGTTGTCGAACGCACGAAGCGATCCGTCGAGCCTGTATTACGCCCTGCCATACGTTCGCGCCCGCAGCGGCGTGCAATATCTGATCAGCGAGTGCGTTTTGCACGAATCCCGACTGCGGCTTGACGAGGTGGCCTGAGAGTTGCCGATCGCGACGCGCAAATTCATTTCCCAAACCTACCCGGAATTCTTGGACCATGAAGCGCACACCGTCGGAAACTGCGCGACATGGACGAGACGAACGAATCGACGGCCGATAGCGCGATCCTGAGCGATGCCGAGCGCGCGCCGCTGCGCCGCTACTACGAGATCGAGCTCGCCGGTCACACGACCGGCTGCGCCTGTCGAGAGCTCGCCGAGGACCTTCGGGACTGCGCCCGGCAGATGGGTGAGGCGGAGGCGCGCATTCGGTCCATCTCGCAGGCGACAAGGACGCAGCGCGACGAACAACAGCACCTCGCGATCGAGGAACGCATTCGCGAACAGCGCCGCACGATCGAGGGCCTGAAGCTGCGCATCGACGTCATCCGTCCCGAGCACGAACGCCTGGAGGCGCGTGCGCAATCGCTCTGGCGTACGCGCGATGTTCTCGCTCGCGAGCTCGCCGAGCTTGGAATCATTCGTCGCACGGAGGTGCGCTACTAATGAATGAGAAGCTGGCCGGTGAAGTTGAATCGATTCGGGCCCAGATCGCGGAATTGAAGGAGCAACGCACAAAGCTGCGTTCGGCATTCGTGCCGAAGAGCGTCGCGCTATCGCGCGTCGACGACCATGTCGATCGGCTCGCCGAGCGCGGCCGACAGAGTCAACTCGGCTACTACGCCAGTCCGGACGGTGATGATCCGCTGATCCTTGTCGGCGAGGACTTCGCGGCGTTCATCGCATGGCTCGATCCCGGGAAGCTGAAGGCACGGCTCCGTGCCGACGTCACGAAGTTGTATGCGGGGATAGATGATGAAGTCGGCGACGACGAGCGCAATGCGCGCCTCTCGGAGATCAGCGCGGAGTTGTTCGAACTTGAGAAGCGCGAGGAAATTGCGATCGTCACGGCCGAGCGTGCCGGCATTCTGATCAACCGCCGCCATGACGTCGACGCGCGAGCGATCGTCGCTGCGGCCATGGAGAGCTGACCATGGGACTGTTCAGGCGAATTCGAGAATCCGTCGCACCTAGCGGGATCGATCTGTTGGCGAAGGCGGCGAGCGAAAGTCGCCTCCCTGAAGATGTGCAGATGGCGCTCTTGCGCACGTACAGAGGAACAATCAAACCGCCCGAAGTGCCAGCCGTCATCCAGCGGGCAAGTCAGATCCGCGACCTATGTTTCGCGGCGCATCACTCCGAAGAAGCCGCAAGATTCGTCGAGAGCAAGGCGCCGGTCGACGTGGTGCGCAAGATGCTCCTCAACCGAGTGGCCGAGGAGAGCGATACGGTCACGCTGGGAACCGTCGGCTCCGACGGAACCATGATCATCGGCGAGAGCGCGCAGATCGACATCGTAACAACGCCGCCGCTCGGCAATCGCCAGCGAGAAAGCTCGCAAGACGTCATCAGCAGGCGCCAGCGCGAATCGCGCAAAGTCCCGGGCACATGACCGACCATTCCTCCGAAGCCTTGCCCGCGAGCCACGCGCAAGGTCGGTGCCCGCGACGAGGCCACGGCATGACCTCGTCGCGGGCAATTTTTCGCCCAGCCATCATGGGCGGATACCCGCGGCGAGGTTTCCACCTCAGGGCCTCGTCGCGGGTCCTTACCGACTGATTGACCTTCAACGACTTCAAAGGACTCGTGCATGCCTTTCGCATTCCAGCTAGGCCAGACCGTCACCAAGAGCGACGGGTACACGACTGCGAAGGTCATCGGCAGGGCAGAGTTCAACTACTGCGAGAACCGATATCAGGTGCTGCGCCAAGACGGCGATAAGACAGTGCAGGAGTGGTGGGACGAGGGGCGGAATCAAGAAGACAAACCCGGCGACGTCAATCGCACAAGGTCCGAGTGCTCGCCGGTAGTCGGAGGCTCCACAAGAGCGCCGCCAACCGCGGGAACGCAGATCGCGGTTCTCGACAGTTTTTCGAGCCACAAGGCTTCCACAGCCGAGCCTCTCAAACAAAGTCACGGCACCGCTTCCGGCTGGCCGCAGTGGCCGACCGATGAGACCGGCAGCCGGGGTCCCTCTTGCAGCTCAGCCACAAGCGGGGGCGCTGAGCGCTCCGATCCGCTAGCCCCAGACCATGCCTAAGCGCCACCACAACGACCTCATAACCACTTTCCCGGGCTACTTCACCGAGGCCGAAGCGAAGGCCTGGTGGTCTGAGCAAGTGAACAATCTTCGCGAGCGGGTGCTGCGGAAGGTTCCCCTCTCTCTCGCACGTTATCCGACGTCGGAGCGACCCGCGATGGAACGGCAAATGCGGATCGAGATCGAGAAGATGCTCGACGAGTTCGAATGGCCCGGGATGGAACGTCTCCGTCAGGGGTTTCGGCCGAACGCATGACGCCGAAACATTGGAGCGTGAATGCACTCGCGACCGAGCTGGGAATCGATCGGCGTTCGCTCGCGCGTCGACTCGAAGGGCTGACGCCGGCCGTGGAGAAGACCGTCGGCCGGCGAATCGAGCGCGGTTACCTGTTGCGCGACGTCTTTCACCATCTGCAAATGGACGGTGCCGAGCGACTCGATTTGAACGCCGAGAGGGCCAAGCTCGCGGTGCTGCAGCAGGCGAAGCTGCGAATCGAGATCGCTGAAAAACGCGGCGAGCTTCTCTCTGCCGAGGGCGTGAAGATGCACTGGCAATCGATCATCTCCGAGGTTCGCGGCGCCTTGCTCGCGATGCCGCACCGAGCAGCACCCTTGTTGGCACGACGGGATGAGGCGCAGGTCTCCGCAGTGCTGACGGATTTGATCTATCAAACTTTGCACGCGTTCGCTCGCAGTGCGATCCCGCCCGATATCGAGGAGCGGATCGCCCGCTACCAGGAGAAAGCCGCATGAGCTTCCGCGTCGTCGGCCTCCGCGAGCTGGAGCGCTCGTTCTCCAAGATGGCAGCCGCCACCGCTCGCGGCGAAGCACGTGCCGTCAACCGAGTATCGACCTCGATCATTACCGCGCAAGCGCGCGCGATCACAAGGCTCGTAAACCTCAAGATTGGTCGCGTGAAGGATGGTGTTCGTCTCGCTCAAAAGGCCACGCCGAACGCGCCGCGCATTGTCATGGAGGTACAGCGCAGACCCGTCGGCCTTATCGAATTCGGCGGAAGCTGGCGCGGACCGAAGTCGCAAGGTGCGACCGCGAAAGTCTGGCGCGGCTCGGGACGCGATCTCTTCGCCGGCACGTTCATCGCCACAGGTCGCGGCGGCAATCGCCAAATCTTCGATCGCAAGGGCAAGAAGCGATTGCCGATCAAGGCGTATTACGGACCGTCCGTCTATTCGATGTTCCTCCGCGACGACATCCAGCGCGTCGGCTCAGATACCTGGGCGCTGCGCCTTCCCATTGAACTCGACCGCGAAACGCAATTCGCGCTTCGCCAAGCAGGACTTGTCTGATGGCAAACCCGATTGTCCAAGCCGTCTATGATTTGAAAGACGCCATCTCGGCGAAGATCAAGATCATCAACGATGGCCTGCGCGCGAACCAGAAAGAATCCGAGCGCACGGCCGACGCCAGCGAGCGAAGCGGCAAGCGTCAATCGCAGGCGTACAAGGATCAGGCCGACGCTATCGGCATCCTCCGCGAGAACCTCGGCAAGGTCGTCGCCGCTGCCGCAGCCGCAGCGACAGCGCTAGAAACGGTCAAGCTCGCCAGGGGCGCTTTCACCGAAGCCGCTGCCGTAGAGGATTCTCTCGCTCGCGTGAAGGCCAAGGCCGAAGGTGCTGCGGAGGAATTCGAGAAGCTTGGCGATCAGGTCGAGAAGAGCGCCCGCGCGGCGAACGTTTCGAGTGAGACGTCGGCAGCCGCAGCACTCGCTCTGGCCGAGCAAGGCGAGAAGGCTAACGAAATCTTCGAAACGTTGACGCCGACGCTCCTGCTCGCGAAGGACGCCGGGATCGAGGTGGCCGACGCGGCCGGTATTGTCGACGACGCCCTCGACCTCTTCGGCAAGAACGCCGGCGACGCCGCGCTCGTGGTCGACCAGCTCGTCGCAGCTTCCAAGGGTTCGAAAGAAGGTTTGTCCGGACTCGCCACGGCGATACGCACGCTGGCGCCGGACGCGCAGGCGCTCGGCATCTCATTCGAGCAGCTGACCGGACTTCTCGGTCTCCTCGGCCAGAACGGCATCGACGCCGGCAAAGCCGCACGCGGTCTCCGTTCGATCTTCCAGGATCTTCAGAACCCAACCTCAGAGTTCTCCAAGGCGCTCGGGGATCTGGGCGACCACTCCACGGACTTCGGTCAGGCGATCACGACGCTGCGCGATGCGGGCGACAAGGGCAAGGACGCACTCCTCAAGGTCGACGGCGCAGCGCGCTCGCTGATCCTGTTCCTGATCCAGCAGGCACCCGGTGCTCTGGATGACTTCATCGAGCACCTTCGGAACGCCCAAGGCACGGCATCGGAAACCGCGAAGGCGATCGACGAAACCGTCGGCGGCTCGTGGCGATCCTTTACGAACGCCCTCGATCGACTCGGGTCCGCGCTGGCAAAGACGAGTTTCGGTCCCTTACAGGAAGAGTTCACCAAGCTCGCCAAGCGGATCGACGATTTCGCGCAGTCCGATGATTTCGCGAAGCTCTCGGGCGCCTTCAAGACGATGTTCGAGAACGCCGGCAAGGCGTTCGACGAGTTCCTCGATACGGCGGACTTCTCGAAGTTCTCGACCTCGGCGACTCAGGCGATCAACGACATCGGCGAGTCGTTCAAGCAGCTGAAGCAAACAGCGAGCGACGTCGGCAGTTCGATCTCGGTCTTCGGCGAGTTCCTCGCGAACCTGCACACGCTCGACCAGGAGGGCGGCAAGGCGCTGAACGGCCTCATCAACTCGATCGGCAACCTCGGCAAGGCATCGCTGAACCTTGCGGCCGGCGATATCCCCGGCATGGTTGCAGCGGTCGATTCGGCGAAGAAGAGCTTCGGCGATGCGGGCGCTGCCTACGATCAATTTTCGCTCGCGCTCAACGGTTCGGCGGCCCTGTTCCGGAACGTTCAGTCAGGAGCCGAGACGACGGCCCCGGCCATCGATACCGTCGCGAAGGCCGCATCGAGTGCTGCGGACAATATCGAGAGCCTCGGCAAGGTCGGTCCCGGCGTCTTCGAGAACACGGCAGCCGCCGCGCTCAAGGCGAGAGACGCTGCGCAGGAGCACGCGCAGGCGATCATCAAGGCGCGCCAAGCCGTCGCGGATGCGAAGAAGGCGCTGGATGACCTCGTCACGTCCGGCAACGCCAGCCGCGATGCGATGCAGGAGGCGGCGAAGAAGTACGCCGACGCCCAGAAGGCATTGGACGCTCTCACTCAGACTGCCGATGACGCGGCGGACTCGCAGCGAGCGCTTAAGCAGGCATTCGCAGAACTCGGCATAACGACGCAATCCGACCTGATCGACAAGGCCAGCAAGGCCAAGGACGCGCTCGACACGATTGACGAAGCATTCAAGCAGGGCAAGGCCACGATCGAGGACGTGCAGCGAGCCTATGACGCTTATGCGACCAAGCTGCGAGCCACGACAGCCGACAGCACGGACGCGGCCAAGGAGAGCACCGAGGCGACGCTGGCGACCAAGGCGGCGCTCTTGGGCGTTGCGGACGCGGCTACGAAGGCCGGCACCGCTGGCAAGGCGGCGAGCGAGAACCTCACGGACGGGCTCAATCAAGCCGGAGAGGCGGCAGAGAAAACGGCGGCTTCCGTCAAGAAAGTCGGCGATGCCATAGGCCACGAGAGCGGCGACGAGTTCAGCGCGCGCACACAGGCATGGGCCGACTCCCTCGCGAGGACGGCGGACGCCGCAGCGAGTGCCGATAGCGCAATAGTCCTGCTCACGGCCGATCAGCTCCGAGGACTACGCGAGATCGGCGAGCAGTTGAATGCTGGCGGCCTCACGCTGGAGCAGTACGAGGATCGCATCCAGGAGGTCATGACGGGAACATCGGAAGCGATCCAGAAACAGATCGAGCAGCTCGCACGGCTCAAGGCCACCGAGCAGGACCTTCTGGATCAGATCGCGCAGGAGAACGGCGACGACGAAGCCAGCGAGGACGCGCGGCACAAGAAGGCGCTACAGGACATCAAGGACGAAGCCACGCTCGACGGCGCGCTCAACGTTCAGGAATACAACAAGCTGAAGAAGCTCGAAGACGAGCTGCACGCACTGAAGCTCAAGAACATCAAGGAGCAACAGAAGGCTCGCGATACGTCGACCGAGGGCGGCGGAGGAACGAGCACCGGAGGCGGCAACTCTGCCGGCACCGGGAACACGACTCAGCGCGGCACCGCCGTTACCGGCGTCACGGTCGACTTCAGCGGAGCGACGATCCTAGGCGGAACGAAGGAACAACTATCGGATCAGCTCGCGAGGCTGATCCTTCCGCAACTGAAAGCCATTGCAGCGAGGTCGAGATGAGCGAACCGAATACGATGACACGCGAATACGAAATCGGCCGCATCAGCGCAATCGCCATGGCGCGCCTATCCAAGGCCGACGCTGCGCTGAAACTCGTCTTCACTGCGCTTATCGCTGGTGGTCATCTCGATGCCGCACAGATCGTCAACCGGCAGCGTCTGCACATCGTCCAAGCGAACCGAGACTTCCTCGCGATCGCGAAGAAAGGCGATACCTCGACGCTGCTGGGCTGGAGCGATCAGGCGATTCGGAAGGGGTAAATGACCAAGCTCCTTTTGGGGGTATGGTCTGGGGTATTTCGACAATACGAAGCACAAATAATCCTTACATTTCATAGCCTTACTGGAACTATTTGTTAGCCGCCGCCTCCACCATCAGCACATCCGCAGACGTTCGCCGATGTACGAAAGACCCCACGAAAGTGGGGTTTTTTGTGTCAATCCTGACCGCCTCAGTTCGCCGCTATCCGTTGACAGCCGCGCCATTGTGGGGGTAGAAAGCGCCAAGTTACCCCTTAGGCCGCCGCACCTACCCCCATGTTGACCGAGGTCGAAATCCGCAAGCTAAAGTCCGCGGAGAAGCCGAGGAAGCTCTTCGACGGTGGCGGCCTTTATCTCCTCGTGAACCCCAACGGCTCTCGCTGGTGGCGGCTCAAGTACCGCGTCGACGGCAAGGAAAAGCTGATCTCGCTTGGCACCTACCCCACCGTCTCACTTAAGGACGCGCGCTTACGTCGCGATGAGGCACGGGTCCAGCTCTCGAAGGGCATCGATCCCAGCCTTCAGCGCCGCGCGAAGGGCTTGGCGGCAGACGACACTTTCGAAGCAATCGCTCGTGAGTGGTACAAAAAGTTTTCGCACGCATGGGTCCCCGCGCATGGCGACCGAATCCTGCGTCGGCTCGTGCGCGACATCTTTCCTTGGCTCGGGAGCAAACCGATCGCGACGATCAGCGCGCCGCAGCTACTGGCATGTCTTCGCCGCATCGAATCCCGCGGCGCCGTCGAGACCGCCCATCGGGCGCTACAGAACTGCGGCCAGGTATTCCGCTACGCAGTCGCCACAGGACGCGCTGAGCGCGATCCATCGCGCGATCTGCGTGGCTCCCTCCCTCCGGTTAAGGAACGCCACCATGCCTCTATCACGGAGCCTACAGCCATCGGTGCGCTGCTCCGGGCCATCGATGGATATCAGGGCTCGATCGTGACCAAGAGCGCCCTGCAGCTAGCTCCACTGGTCTTCGTTCGGCCGGTAGAACT